CGTCGACGTTTGTTTCTCAAAGTCCGCGCGCTAGGTGATTGTATTATTTCAACCACCTTGGTTTGTTTTTTGTTTTTTTTATTTTTATTTTTAGTACTCATACTATTATTATTCTTTTTTAAAACCTCCCTCTCCTCCTCTACACTTGTTTGAATCTGAAAAAAAACAAACAGATTCAATTTGCTCAAAAGATTCCCATCCCAACATTTTATCAAGGTAAGAACGGGACTTACGAGAAACCCCCAAAAGATCACGAATTTGATCTGATCGTAATCCTGGCTTCCTCAGAATAAATTCTGAGTAATCAGTCAAAAAATCTTTTAATAATATCGCTTCTTCATTCTCAAATGGGGCTATAAGATCATACAACGCTGTTATCTTTGAAGCCACAGATGTTAAACTCTCCTCCTCTCTTGGTAATTTATAAAATATTGTAGCAATAATTTTCTTAAATCGAGGATATGGATAATACACATCTCTAACTTCATCATACACTGTTGTTGATCCCAAAAACTCGAGATTTCTGACAGGTCCAATGTGACCTTCTATTTGTAAGGCCGATTGCTTAACAACCAGCCCAAAGTCTCCATATAAACTTATCAATTTCTCTCGAAACTCTTCCACCGTAACTCCAAAATATTGGTCATCTAAACCACCTGAATTATCGTCTCCATATAATCCCACAAACGTGTTATTTAGGATTTCCTCATATTCAGGTAAACGCATATATTTATCATAAAAAAGACATATTAAAATATAAAACATAATAATTATATGTGCTATCGTATTATCAGTTGTTGTTTCATTCGAACCTGATCCATTTCCACATTTACGTTTATAAATACTTCCATCATTAAATGCACAACACGGATGTATAGTATTCTCTATTACCCATTCTAAGATTTCTTTCAAGTGTTCTGGGCAATCTAAAAACTTCTTACGAAGTTCATACACATCACCCATTATTGACAACACTCGATCCCATCCTGAAATATCCGACATCCACTTAATCATAAATTTCTGTATTTCCTTAAAAAACGAATCAAATCCACCTCCTGATTTTGAATAACCATACTTAGACCAACAATTTTTATTTGCTTTTAACATACGGTCATCCATCTCACTCCAGAAAAATTTCTGCCAAGTTAGAAAATCTATAGGAGGAATAA